AGGCCTTCGCGACGGTTCACTGACGGTTCCCCAGAAGCATCATGACGCCGAATCCCGCCGTCAGAGCGACGACCGCGGCGAGGATCACGGCGCCAAGGGCGGCGACGGGCGCGAACGGATCGCGGGCGTGGATGTCCCCGAACAGGTCAGTGAGCGCGTAAGCGAAAACGCCGGCGAACGTCAGGACGACCGCGATCACGCTCGCGACGTCGCGCCAGGAGGCGGTACGTCTGTTCGTCATTGCCCCGGCCCAAACCTCGCGACGAGCGCGCCGATCGAGCTTACGAGGCTGTCGATCCGTTCGGTGAGGACGTCCATACGGAGATCACGCGCCGCGTCCCGCTTCGTCTGTTCGCTCCATCGCTTGTCCTGCTCGGCCCATCGCTCTTTCTGGCGCTTCCATTCTTCGTCCTGTTCGCGGATGAAAATCTCGTGATCGGTCATTAGCTGGACGTGGCTTTTCTCCAGCATTTCGAGACGCTCGCGCCACGATTCGGCGCTGTTGCCGTTGCCTTCGCTCATTTCGCCTTCTTCGCCGCAGGCTTCTTCGCCCAACGCGCTTTTGCGGCGTGCTTCGCCGCGGCGCTGCGTTCGGCGGGCGTCATCTTGGCGTAACGGGCTGCTACCATCTGCGCCCCGATTGATTTCGGTACGGATTCCTTTTTCGCCATTCCTACGTGGGCAGAATACCACGGAGCCCACGCGGGCATTTCGCCGGTTGACAATGCCCACGTGGGCATGAGATCCTCTGATTGTGCCCACGTGGGCACATATATAAGGAGGAGTACCGAAATGTTCGACCCCAACGACTTCGCCGGCGAAACCCGCGAGGACTATCACGCTGATCTGGCGCGCATCGAAGCGGAGCGCGACGAAGAAGACGAGCGCGAGGCGCTCATTGCAGGGGAGGCCGCATAAATGCCGCTCAGAATGAAGGACTTCGAGCCCGGCGTCGCCGTGCCGCTCGTACTGAAGTCGCTCGAACCGAAGGAAGCGCCCGACAACGGCTACGGGCCCGCGATGGTGTTTCAGTCGAACGAGGGCGCGGTCTACCTGACGCCTTTCGCCGCAAGCCAGGTGCAGGACGATCTGCACGCGCTCGCGGTTTCGCCCGGTGATCCCATCGTTATCGTGCGGCGCGGCAATCGCTTCACCGTTCAGCGCGGCGGACCGCCCGCGAACGGCAACGGGCACGGCAACTACCCGAACGGCGGCGGAAACGCGCCCACGCCTCCGCAAACGCCTGCCGCGGCCATTCCTCAGACGACCCAGACCTCGAAACTGTCCGGGTGCTTCTGCGCGGCGATCGACGCTGTAGCCGACGCCCAGACCTACGCCGACCGGAAAGGCCTGAAAGTGACGTTCACGAGCGAGGACGTCCGGGCGGTCGCGATCTCCTGCTGGATCCAGTGCTCGAAGGAGGGCCGTTAGATGGCGACCCTTTCGCTCGTACCCGCCGCGCCCGCACCGCGCCGTACGCTCGCGTCCCATCTTGAGGGCGTCGATTACATCCTCGACACGATCGAGTCGATGGACGACGAATCGCTCGACGACGAAGCCCGCGACGAACTCTCGAAAATGCTCGTAGAGGAACTCGCGGGCACGCGCCAGAAGGTAGATAACGTCTCGTGCGCGCTCGCGACGTGGGAAGGCCTTGAGGCGTCCGCGACGGCTGAGATCGCGCGCCTCGAAGCGCGCCGCACGCGCTTTACGCGGATGCGCGAACGGCTGGAGCTTCACGTCCTCGCCGTACTCGAAGCCTCGAACCTTCCGAAGATCGAAGGCAACATCGCGACGCTCACGCGGCGCGTCAATCCGCCCTCGGTGCGGATCGACGAGCCCGCCGCGATTCCCTTCGACTACATGCGGACGCCTCCGCGCCCCGCCCCGGTCGCGGACAAGGCGCTGATTAAGAGCGCCATTCTCGCCGGCGAAACGGTCCCCGGCTGTTCGCTCGCGCGCACGGCGCGGCTGGTTCGCTCATGACGCACGAGCGTTGGGTCCGGTGCTTTTACTGGTTCCTCGCCGCGAACGCAGCGATATGGGCTGTGCTGATCTGGCGCGACGCGCCGTAGAATGGGGGCACGTACCCCGCGGAAGGTTTTGGTTGTACCTTCCGTCCTCGCGTGAAAACGAAGCGCCCGCCTCATGGCGGGCGTTTTGCTTTGGCCCCTCGGCTCCACGTCTCACTGCTTAACCGCAGGCCACTCCGATTACAGCACGCCCGCAAGCGGGTTACGTCCGCCGAACGCATGGATGTCGCGCACGTAGCGCCGCATGGTCGAAAGATTCGCATGGCCGGTCATCTTCATGATTTCGGCGTCAGAGCTTCCCGTATTCGCCGCGGCCGTCACGGCGCCCGCGCGCAGCGAATGCCCGGAGATGCCGTCGAAATCGAGTCCCGCTTTCTGCGCGGCGTATTTGACGACTTTCGCGACGCTCTGCCCGCAGATGCCGTGTCCCAGAACGATCTGCTGCATGTTGCGCCCGCGGCCCATGCGCGCAAAGAGAGCGCCTTGCCACTCGCCGCGCACTTCGAGCCAGCGTTTCAGAGCGCGGACCGGATCGGTTAATTCATGCTGACCCGCCCAGATGCCCACCGTGCGCCCGCGCCCCCCCTGATCGGTCTTCGAGTGCGGCACATAGACGGCGATGCCTTCCGGCCGGAAGGTGATATCGCAGAGTTGCAGGGCGGCGACTTCACTGCGCCGCAGGGAACTTGAAAATCCCAGAAGGATCAGGGCGCGGTCGCGCACGCCGCGCGGCTTTGACGGATCGCAGGCCTCCATCATGCGGCGAAGCTGCTCGGGCGTAAGCGCGTTCTTGCCGCGCGGCTGTTCTCTGCGCCGGCGCTTCACGTTCGCGATCAGTTGTTTCGCTTCGCGCGAATCGGGCGGTTCGACGCCGCTTCTGCGGTGATGCTGCAGGATCGCGGAGATGTGGCGCGCGGCGGTCGTCACGCGCCGCTGGCGCTGCGTAAGCTGCCAGGTCGAGTAGAGCGTCAGCGTTTCAGTCGATGCGGGCAGGGGGCGACGGCCCGCCCGCATACACCAGCCGACGAACACGCGCCAGTCGCTTTCGTAACAGCGGAGAGTCTCGCCGCTCAGTTGCTCGGCGCGCAGCAGCTCGCGCTGGCGGCGCAGCGTGGGCAAGTCGATTCCTCCTGCATTACCCAGAAGCGGAAGTTGTTCGGCTTCGCTGAGGTCGGAAATATTTTTGTCATTTTCAGGCCCAGGGGCATTTTTTTCCATTTTGTGAGACGTGGCGGACGCATATAATCTACTCCATATCCGCGATGCGCGAAACAGGATGTGACCCCGCGAGGGGGACAGAAAATCACGGCTGGTACTACAGGTACGAGGGGATTGCTAACTACTCTATAGCGATCCAGACCCCCGAAAGGCCTCCCCCCAAAAAGAACGCCCGACATCGGTAGAGATTCGCAGTCTCTACCAGTGTCGGGCGATCACAACCAAGGACCGGTTGGGAAGGACTGTTTCGATCAACGTCTCACGGTCGGAAAACAGTGCCTGGTCAAATCGAACAGTTCCATTTTGTCGCACCTTCCCCGGCTTTCACAAGTACCGGAAGAACTATTCGTGAAGGAAAAAAGAAGAACCAGCGACGCCGCTTTAAGACTCTCTCAGCCCGAGATCCACACTCAGAAAAACTGCCCGGAAAATTTTAGAAAAGTTGCGGGCCTGCAACTCCGGGCGGCGTCACGATGACGGCGCGCGAGGATTTTCAGTCTCAGACGCAGGGCCTCCCGTTCACCAAGGACTTCCACTCGGCGCAGCGGGCGGTCATGACGGACGATCTCGCCCCGCCCGCGGAGCGCATTCTCGCGCTCGTCAAATACCGCGCCTGGGGACGCCACTCGCTTTACGCCGTCCTCGACGACGGGACGCCCGCGCAGCAGAAGGACTTCGCGACCGAACTCGGCATAAACAAGGGAACAGTCTCGCGGGCGGTGGGCTACCTAACGGCGCGGGGCTATATCCGCGCAGACGGCAGGCGGATTTACCCGGAGATCGCGCCCGTCCTGACGCCCGCGCCCGATACGCTCGTCCGCGACTTCGACCTCGAAGCGTTTGAAAACTCGCTCGAAGTTGACGATCCTGCAACTTTTTCGCGCTGGCGGGCGGCGAAGACCGCTCAGGAGACGGGCCGGGCGATGGTGCGCGAGGGGCGCGCGATGGCGAAAACGGCGGTTGCGGAACTCGAAGCGATCCGGCAACTCCGGGTTGCGGCTGTCGGCAACCGGGAGTTGACGGACCCGCAACCCGCATCTTTATTGGTGTTAGAGACTGTTGAGACGGTTGAGAAACAGACAGACAGACAGACCGGAAACGGAGTCGGTCTGTCGGTTCCTCCCTCTGAAACGAAAGAGCCTCCCGAAAGCCCCGTTCGGGCGAAACTGCGGCGTTATCTCACCGGGCGAGGCATGGCGCTCGGACTCGGCACGATGCCGTCCGATGCGGTGCTCGGCGAGATAGAAGCCCATATTCCCGACGATGAAATCTTTGAACGGTTCAAAGCGCAGGTAGACCGGCAGTCGGCGACCGCGCGACCGGGGTCCTGGCGGTATTTCGTGCCGCTTGCGCGGGCGGTTCACCTGGCGGCGCGGTCGCAGCGCGAACCCGCCGCGCACGTAAACGGCGTCTGCCCCGACTGCAACGGTCGCGGCCTGATCCAGACAGTCCATCGCGGAATCGGTAGTACGGAGCGATGCGCGTGTCAGCGCAAGCCCCCGGAAAGCGAACGCGAGGAGGAATCCGCCCGCCCCGCGCGGGCTTCCCCCTGAACCCGGCGCGCGGTGAAGTATGGACGACGAGCAACTCATGCTCCCGTACCTGGTCACGCCGATCGACATTAAGCGGATCCGCGACCGTGCGCAGCGCGAGCGATCGCGCAGCGAGACGGCGCAGGCGAAGCGCGCAAATGAACGGGCGGAGGCTCAGGAACGGCGCGCCCGATTCCTTGAAAAACGCAGACAATCACGAGAGAGGGCGGAAATGACGCTGGTATTTGACCGGGAACAGATACGCGCCTGGATTGAGGAATCGACCGGCGCGGGCCTCAGTGTGGACGATGCCCTGCCCGATACGCTCGCCGCGACCGCGGAAGCTCTCGGCCTGGAACCCGCCGAACTGAAGCTCTGGATATTCGATCACCGGCTCGTGTCGGCCGATGGCGAAGTGGTGGGCTCGTCGCGACCGGCGAGCGAGTGGACTACCGCGGCGCTCGTACGTTGGGCGCGTCACTTCGGGCTCGGGCGGTAGCGGTTTAGAATTGAGGCGCAGTTGATCCGCGTCTCATGCCTATACGTCCTGAATTCCGAAAATTCTACGGCGCGGCGTGGCGCGCCTTCCGCCTCGAATTCATCCGTCTGCGCGGGTCGAAGTGCTCGGTTTGCAACCGCGTCATTCACAAGTACCTGAATCTGGCGCACGTCGCGCACGATCCGCGCAGCTCCGAACTCCGGTTACTCTGCAACGGTTGCCACAATAGGCACGACGCCGGACATCGCCTCGCGATCGCGCGCAGGCGGCGCTCGAAGCGGTGGGGTCAGTTGTGGTTGTGGCGAGATGTGGAAGTCGCGCCATTTCCCGGCTGGCTCCGTCCGCGGCGGGCGCGCGCCGATCAGGATACGCTGTTCTGATAAGTGAGCGCATTCGCGGCTGAAGCTCCCCTGCTTGCCCCCTTCCCCTGGTTTGGCGGCAAGTCCCGCGCAGCGGATCTCGTCTGGTCGCGCTTCGGCGACGTCGCGAATTACGTCGAACCGTTCGCGGGCTCGCTCGCCGTTTTGCTGATGCGGCCCGAACCGCGCGGCTACGAAACGGTGAACGACCGCAACGCCTACGTTGCGAACTTCTGGCGCTCGATCCGCTCGGACCCGGCCGCGGTTGCAGAGTACGCGGACTCGCCCGTAAACGAAACCGATCTCCGGGCGCGTCACGCATGGCTCGCGAAGCAGTCCGACTTCCGGCGCCGCATGGAAGCGGACCCGGAGTACTTCGATGCGCGCATCGCGGGCTGGTGGGTCTGGGGCATCTCGCAATGGATTGGCTCGGGCTGGTGTTCGCGCCCGGAGTGGCAGGGACGCGCGGGCGGGCATCGTTACGCGCGGGGCGTCCAGACGGAACGCATCGGCTCGGATCTGGTCGGATACTTCGCGGCGCTCGCCGACCGGCTCCGCGGGGTGCGCGTGTGCTGCGGGGATTGGGCGCGCATCCTCAAGCCGTCCGCGACTTCGGTGATCGGACACACGGCGGTCCTGCTCGATCCGCCGTACGCGGCCGATCGCGACGAGGTTTACTCGGACGATTCGATGTTCCTCGCGCATGAGGTACGCGAATGGGCGATTCACACCGGCGACGATCCGCGCTTCCGTATCGCGCTCTGCGGGTACGAAGGTGAACACGAGATGCCGGCGTCGTGGGAGTGTTGCTCGTGGAAGGCGCACGGAGGCTACGGCAACGCCGGAAACGGCCGCGGGCGCCTGAACGCGGAGCGCGAGCGTATCTGGTTCAGTCCCGCGTGCATCAGGGGCGGCGATGTCTGAGGCGGCGCGGCGTCTCGCGCAGCTTGCGATCGCGTACGAGAAGGCGCACGAGGTTTTTTTCCCCGCCGCGGCGGAAGAAATGGCGACGCTCGCTTCGCTGGTGATGGCGGAGGAAGGCGTGCGCTACTGGATTTCTCCGGGCGGCGACTCGATCACATGTACGAAGTGCCGCAGGACAAGCCGCAACCCCCAGGACGTGGCGCAGCGTTACTGCGGTCACTGCCATGTGTTCCACGACGACCAGCGCAGCCCCGCGTAACTGCGGATTGCGCGCTGCGTCATGCGGTTGCGCGGGTTACTATGGGCGCTATGCCCACGTCTCAATCAGCCTCAAAACACGTCAGAAAACAGGAAGTAGTAACTGAATTTATGTCGAAGCCCGAAGTGTGCGAGTACCTCGGGAAGTCGAAACGCACGATCGAAACGTTCGTCTCGCGCGGGCGTCTCGGCGTCTCGTACTTCGCCGGCGCAAACGGCAAGACGGCGCAGTTCCGGCGCGCCGAAGTGGAGGCGCTCGACCGCGAACTGAAGACGCCCGTACACCGCGCGACGCCTCAGCTCGAGGTTTACCGCCCGGATCCAGCTCGAGGACCGGATCCGTTCGCGGGCCTCGCGGCGCATCTGGCGCAGTTATCGCAGGCATTCCCGTCGAAGCCCGCGACGGTCGGCGCGTGGCTCACGCTCGACGCCGCGGCGGAAGCGTCCGGGCTACCCAAGAGCTACCTTCTGGCGCAGGCGAAGCTCGGCGCTCCGTACGCGCTGAACGTCGGCTCGGCCGAACGTCCGCGCTGGCGCTTCAGAACGGAGTCAATGAAATGAACCTCGCGGCTTCTGACGGGCGTAGAATCAAATCAAACTCATAGGGCAAGAAACACTGAACGGCTCGGGGCAATGCTCCGGGCCGTTCGCGCGTTCGGGCATAAGACCCGCGCAGACGATTGAATACCCTCGCTGCGCTCCGTTACGATGGACTCCAGAACTGGATCTATGAAGCCGTCCGATCTATGATCCCGTTCGCGCGTCACGAATGCCGACATGCGCCGCACACAGAACCAACGGCGAACGCTGTAAGGCCCCCGCGATACACGGCGGGCGCGTCTGCCGTTCGCATGGCGGCTCATGTCCGCAGGTGATCGCCGCGGCGAAGCTCCGCATCGCGCTTGCGGCGGATGCGGTCGCGGCGCGCCTCCTTTCAATCGCGCTCTCGAAAAAAACGAAGCACGCCGACGCGATCGCCGCATCGCGTGATCTGCTAAACCGCGCAGGTATCGCAGCGGAGCGCGACGCCACGCAGCGCGGGAATGGAACGATCCTGTGGGAAGAATTCGTAGCGGTTTACCGGAGGCGCGTACCCGATGCCGAAACAGCCGAACCTTAGCTCCCGTTTGTGGGATGCGTATTGCTTACTCACGTATCAGCAGAATCAGTCATTTATGAGGAAACGGCTATCAAAGCAGGGACGCCGCGGCGCGTGGCGCAGGTGGCGCCGCGAACAGGCGATCGTCGCGCAGCTTCCGACCGTGGCGCGTGTGGCGCGCGAAGTGTCGCGCATGTTCGCGCGTCACATCGACGTGCGCGATCTCGCGCAGGCCGGCACGATCGGGCTCGTGAAAGCGGCGAACTCGTACGACCCGGCTGCAGGCGCGTTCGAGCCTTACGCTTACTTCCGCATCCGCGGCGCGATTATCGACAGCCAGAAGCGCAGGACGTATCGCGAGGAGGCGCATGTATCGCTCGATTCGGCGACGGGCGACCGGCGCTATGGCCGGCGCGTACCGGGCGCGGACGAACGAGAGACGACTGCGCGGGCCGCGGAGCGCGCCGAACTGCGCGTACGGCTCGCGCGCGCGATCGCGGCGTTACCGCCCGAAGAACGCTACGTACTCGACGCGCATCTGCGCGGGCGTACGCTGCTCTGGACCGCGGAATCCCTCGGGCGCGGGTTACGATGGACCCGAACGCGGCTCGAACGGGCGCGCGTTATGGTGGGACGCATGGTTCGGGGTAAGCGAAAAGCTGCATGACGTGTCGCGTGTGCGGCTGTACCGACGAAAACGCCTGCGCGGGCGGCTGCGTGTGGATTGAACCCGGCTTGTGTTCGATCTGCGCGCTCACTGCGGAGGCGCTGCGCGAGTGGGTGCAACGGGCCGTCATCCCCAATATGGCCGCACTCTGCGAGGAAGTTCTGAGAGACATCGCAGCGGAGGACTCGGACGAACCGCTCATCATCGTCGCGGGTTCATGACAATCGACGCGCTCGGTTCGCGGCGTCGATATTAACTCTTTAAGTGACCGTTGAAACGCTCTCGCCCGAAGACCTCAAGCTCGTCTATCGCGAATTCAGGGACCATCGCGCGTTCTGCCGTACGTCGCTCACCGTCGAAACGGAGGCGAAAACGCTCGTTCCGATGGACCTCACGCCGGGACAGGTGCGGCTTGAAGAAGGCATCAAACGTCAGCGCGATCGCGGGCTACCCGTTCGCATCATTTACCTGAAGGCGCGGCGCATCCACGCGACGACCGGCACCGCGGCGCGCTTCTTTCACGACACGGCGTTCGCCGCGGGCGTTCATACCGCCGTCCTCGCGCATGACGACAGGAGTACTCAGAACATCTTCGGCATATACAAACGCTTCCACGATCTCTACAGGCCGTTCGCGGGGCTGATCGGGCTCCCGCCGTCGCGCCTGCTCGCCGAACGCCTCGAATACGAATTCGCCGGCGACCCGGAATCGAGCTTCATTCAGGTCGCCACCGCGGGCTCGCGCGGCTTCGGGCGCTCGTTCCGGCTTACGAACGTGCATTTTTCGGAGTTTCCGTACTATCCCCATCAGGCTGAAACGCTCGGCGCGGTTATGGCCGCGGTTCCGAAGCTCCCCGACACGACGGCGATCATCGAAGGCACGGCCAAAACCATCGGCGACCCGTTTCATACGATGTGGCAGCAGGCGATGGATACATCGTCGGACTCCGAATGGCTCGGGCTGTTCATGGGATGGTGGGAGCACCGATCGAACCGTCTGCCGCTCGCCGTCGCGCCCGATCGCTTTCAGGACTCGTTAAGCCGCGACGAACGCGAGTTAATGGCGCGGTTCGGGCTCTCGCTGGAACAACTCGCATGGCGCAGGTACGTCATAGCAAACGACTTCTTAGGCGATACGGTACGTTTTCAGCGCGAACACCCCGCGACGCCCGAAGAAGCGTTTACAGCCTCGTCACGCAATCGTTTCAGTGTTCCCCATATCCAGGCCTTCCCGATTCAGCGCGACCCGATCGCCGGCGAACTGTACGCCTCGCAGGTCGGGACCGAATCGCGCATCGTCTTCCACGCGGGCGACCGCGGCGCGCTCCGCGTATGGCGCCGTCCCGAACGCGGGCGCTTCTACGCCGTGGGCGCGGACTGCGCGCAGGGGCTCGACGTCGCGCCGTCCGAAGGCCAGTCGGACCCGGATTACAGCGTCGGCCAGGTGATCGACCGCGACACCGGCGAACAATGCGCCGTGCTGCGGGCGCGCATGATGCCGGGAGAAACGGGGCGGTACATGGCGGCGCTCTGCCGCTGGTACAACATGGCGCAGATGTGCGGCGAACGGAATCCGGGCGGCGGCGGCGTCTCGATGCTCGAAGCGATGCTCAACGCGGACTATCCCGCGGGGCTCATCTACCATCGCAGCGTGACGCCCGATCAGGATCCGCAGGTGCGCGGCGATCGCATCGGATGGGACACGTCGGGCGTCTCGCGCCCGCTCTTAATCGGATACCTCGACGAAGCCATCAGACAGGGCGCGCTCATCATTCGCGACCCGATCACGCAGACGGAGTTGCTCACGTTCTGTATTAATCCGAAGGGCAAGGCCGAAGCCGTGCAGGGCGCGCACGATGACACGGTGATCGCGCTCGCGCTCGCGGTTGTGGTGATAATGCGTATGCCTCGCCCGGTTGCGTCCGTCGCGGGCGTCCGTCCGGTTGTGGGGAAGTACGGCGGACGTCCGCAGGCGGACGCCGACCGGCGCGGTGATCGCGTGCGGATTCGATGAAACGTCGAATACCCCGGCGTGACGCTCGAAGTTGTTCTCAGTCGGGAGGCGCTCGAATGGCCGGTACGTGTGGGCGCGATGCGTAAGGCGATGCACCAATACGCGGCGTACGAGGGCGCGAAACGACCAGACCAGAACCAGGAACGGGGCGGCGAGGATCTCGACCCCTGGGATGAGGTACAGGCGGCGTGCGCGGAATTCGCCGCGGCTGAGGCGCTCGGGCGCGTCTGGGCCGGCGACATCTACAAACGAGAGAAGACGATCGACATACCGCCCGATATCGAAGTGCGATGGACGAAGCACGAGCACGACGGGCATTTACTTATCTACAAAGAGGACGACGCGACACGGTACTACGTACTGGTAACGGGCTTTCTGCCGGCGTTCCGGGTTCATGGATGGATCGACGGGAACGACGCGAAACGGCCCGAATTCCTGCGCCCGCTGCGTCGGGGCCGTCCGCCCGGCTACTTCGTTCCGCGCGAACGTCTCAGCGATCCGCGCTTACTTCAGGTCTGGTAGGTCGAACTCGCTCGCTCGCGTCGAATAACGGGGCATGTTCCCCGCATTTCTGATTCAGATCATCGTCGTCCTGATAATCGTGGGCCTCATCCTGTGGGTCATCACGCAGATCCCGATGGACGCGACGATCGCGCGCATTATCCGCGTGGTCCTGATCGTCTGCGTCTGTATCTGGCTGCTGTACGTGCTCCTCGGCGTGACGGGCTCGCATCCGTTCGTGCGGTGAACGGCGGCGCGGCGCGTGTCCGAAGGTCGAATACAGGTGAGTATGACCGCACCGAAAACGCCCGTCCCCGTCCTTGTGATACCAGCGGCGCTCTGCGACGAATTCGGCGAACTCACGAAGCTCAAAGACGAATTCGCCCCCATCCAGGCCAGATACAACAAATGCCGCGAACGGCTTCAGGCGCTCGTCGCCGACGCCGACCCCGAAGCCGAATTCCGCGTCGAAGGCGAACAGTACCGCGTGCTGATCTCCGCGCGCGGGCTCGAACGACGCCTCGACATCCCCGCCGTCCGTAAGGAGCTCGGCGCGACGCGCTTCTTAGAAGTGGCGACCGTCACCATGAAGGCGCTCGAAGCGTACCTGCTCAAGCCCCAGATAGAGGCGCTCACGCTCATTGATCGCACCGGGCCCAGGACGTATTCGCCCGTCCCGATACGGAAGGGCTGATGTCGAAGCAAATCTGTTCATGCGGGGGCGAGCGTACCCGATCGTGGCGCCCGTTCGGGTGGCTCCCGTTCTGCCGGCAATGCTTCGCGAAGCTCCCCGCCGAACTCCGAACGGCGATCGAGCGCAGCGACCGCACCGATGAGGCGATCGCGCAGGCCGAAGAATGGCTCGCGATCGACCGCGCGAGACAGGCCGCGAAGCTCGCGGCGCTCGTGGTAACGAAGGAGTGACATGCCGAACCCCGCGACGATGAGCATTTACAGGGGCGACGACATGGCGCCGACCGTCACCGTGACGGACGGGACCGGCGCCGCGGCTAACCTCACCGGCTACACGGCGAAGGCTCAGATAAGAGTGACGCCCAACGACGTAAACCCCGTTGCGACGTTCGCCTGCTCGATCGCGGGCAACATCGTCACGATGGTTCTCACGCACGCGCAGACCGCGGCGCTCACGCGGAAAGAGTACATCTGGGACGTGCAGATCACGGACACGAACGGATGGATTACGACGCTGCTCGCGGGGCCGGTCGAAGTGACGTTCGACGTTACGCAGTAGGGGGCACATGGCGCAGCAGCAGTTTAACGGCGACCTGAATAATCAGCCGAAGTATTTCGCGACGCTCTCGCAGGGTCCGAAGCTGTTCGCGGAGATCAATACGACGGCGGGACCGCAGGGACCGCCCGGACCGCAGGGACCGCCCGGACCGCAGGGACCGGCAGGCACGAACGGGACGAACGGCGCGCCCGGAGCAACGGGACCGCAGGGACCGCAGGGCGCGACCGGAGCGCAGGGACCGCAGGGCACGCCGGGAACTCAGACGCCGTGGACCTCGACGATCGACGCGGCGGATAACGCGCTCATCAACATTGATTACCTCCAGTTCAAAGACAACGGCCAGGGCGCGATTCTCACGAATAACGTGGCGCTCTCGCTCTCCAGCGGGCAGGCGATGTTCGTTGGAGCGAAGGGGAATATCTACGTCGAAACAGGGAGCCCGCTTAAACAGCGGCTCGCAATCGACAACCTCGGACACATCACGATCGCCGCGGCGGACGACGCCTCGCCTCCGCTCGCCGTCGCCGGCGTCATTCAATCCACGGCGGGCGGCTTCCGGTTCCCTGACGGCACGACGCAGACGACCGCGGCCACCGGCTCGGGCTCACAAACGCCGTGGGCCTCGACGATCGACGGCGCGAGCCATATCCTTCAGAACGTCGGTTCTATAGGCGTCGGGACCGTTCCCGCGTATCCTCTCGATGTTCTGGCGACGTCCTCCCCGCAGGCGGTTTTCCGCGCGGTGTCGGTCGCGGGTCAGTACGTCGCCGTCCGCGTGGGCAATATTCTCGCGGTGTCGAGCGGCATCGACATCTACCACAACAATCCCGCAGACTACGGAATCACGATCGGCAACGGTTTACCCGGCTCGGCTCCCGCGGCGCAGGGCGGCGATTTCGTGATCGGCGGATACAACCCGGTCGGCGGCGGAACGTGGCGTGAAATTCTCCACGTCAGCAACAACGGATACCTGGGGATCGGGACCTCAAACCCGCTATACCCGTTTGATCTGTTCAACTACGCGGGCGTGGCTTATCCGTTCCGCGTGACGGGACCGGCCGGCACTTTCCCGAACGTCAGGATTACGGCATCGTCGGGTTATTGCAGCACCGTATATTGCTTTGACGACAGCCCTACAAAAGCGATGTATGTCGGCATGGGCGTACCCGGAGGCCCCGTTCCGAACGGTGATCTTACGATTACCTCATTCGCTTCGTCGGCGTATATCGAACGGATGCGCGTCACGTCGGGCGGGCTGGTAGGTATCGGCGACACGGCGCCCGCTACGCTGCTTTCGCTCTCGCTGAACACGACCGCGCCCCCCGCAACGCTCGCCGCGCTGAGTACACCCCTCCATCTGACGGGCGCGGACGGCGGAAACTGCGAGCACTTTATCGACACTTTCGGGAACGGCGGGCCGATTGTTACGGGGCGCAGTTGCGCCGGCACGAACGCGGCGAAGACCGCATCGCAGAGCGGCGCAACGCTTCTGAGGATTCGCGGGATCGGCTACGGGGCGACCGGCTACGCGAACAATTCGCGGGCTCAGGTCCTCATGGTCACAACGCAGATATGGACCGACACCGTACAGGGCACAGCGATCGCGTTCTCAACGACGGCCAACAACTCGGTCACGATGACCGAATACATGAGGCTCGACCAGGGCGGAAATTTAGGCCTTGGAAGCAACGCGCCGGCGTTTCCGCTCGACATCATCCGGGCGACGCCGCAGATCCGCGTGGCGACCGCGACGACCGCCACGCCGCAGGTCCGCATCGGAGCGCCCGCGGCGAACGTCGCGCCCTTCGTCAACTTCTTCACGACGGACGCGCTGACGACCGGCGCGAGCGTCAGTATGGGCGCTCCAAGCGGCACGATGACACCGGGAGATCTGACGCTCTGCACGCTCACATCGAGCGCGTGGACGGAGCGCGTTCGCGTGCTCAACACTAACGGTTTCGTCGGCATCGCCACATCCGCGCCGTCCGCGCAGCTTACGGTCAGCGCAAACGCGACGGCGCTCCCGGCGAACACCACTTCGCCGAATTTTCAGATCGGCGGGCAGGACGGAACATGGCCTGAGTCCTCGATTGACAGCTTCGGGAGCGCGGTCTATCCCGTCTTTACGTTTCGGAGCGCAGCCGGGACGAACGCGAGCAAGGCGGCGACCGGCTCGGGCGCGGTGCTCGGGGTGTTTCGCTGGATGGGATACGGCGGCGCGGCTTACGCGCAGTCGGCGCAGCTTCAGTGCGTCACGACAGAGGCATGGTCGGCCTCGGCGCATGGAACTGCGACGCTTTTCTACGTCACGAAAAACGGGACATCTGCAACGTTTGAGGCCATGCGGATCGACCAGTCTGGATACCTGGGGCTCGGGACTATCGCGCCGCAATGCCAGCTTGTCGTAAACGGCAACGCGGCGGCTCCGCCGGCTCTCGTGAACGGTAACTATGGCTCAATGCAGGCGTGCGGGGTGGATAACGGTTTCCCTGAAGTCGGCTTCGATGCGTTCGGGATCAACACATGCGGCCTTCTGACGTTCCGCACGGCGAACGGAACGAATGCCGCGAAAACTCCCACCGGCAGCGGTCAGTATCTCGGACAGTTGCGGGGCTTTGGTTACGGCAACACCGGCTATGGCACGTTTGCGAGTGCGCTTATCGGCTTTCTTTCCACTCAGGCGTTTACCGACACCGCGAAGGGCTGCTCTATTGTCTTCCGAACGGTCCCGAACAACAGCGTGACGCAGGCGGAAGTTGCGCGGATCGACCAGTCCGGGTACCTGGGGCTCGGCGTGACCGCGCCGGCGTATCAGCTTCAGTTATCGCTCGATTCCGCGGGCAAGCCCGCGACCTCGACGTGGACCGTCGCCTCCGACCTTCGGCTGAAGCGCAACGTAAGAGAACTCGTGGGCGGGCTCGCGAAAATCCTCCAGCTACGCCCCGTCGAAGCCGAATACAACGGTGTCGGGGGGACTCCCGAAGGGCTCCGCGTGTGTTCGTTCGTCGCGCAGGAAGTTCAGCCGGTCCTGCCGTACGCGGTGACATCGCACGAAGGCACGATCGGCGAAACTAAAACAGAACTGCTTGACCTGAATATGCACGAGATCATCATGCACCTGGTACTCGCGGTTCAGCAGCTCGCAGGCGCGAAGCCCGCGTGAAGGGGTACGAGATGACCGAAGAAAAGATGGAAACGCCGCGCGCGAACGGCGCGATCGGACCCGCATGTGCCCCAGGCCTTGAGGGAACGCCGGGACCTGCCGGCGACTCGTGCCCGTTCGACGAACCCATGCTCGCCGCGCTCGCCGAATTCGACCAGCAGGCGCAGAGTATCGAAGCGCAGCGCATCGGTGCTCTGCGGCTGTTCATGCGCCAGCGCGGGCTCGACGGCGAATGGATGCTGTCGGCCGACCGCAGGGCGCTCGTGCCGAAGAAGCCGGCCGCTTAGGTCCTCCACATCTTCCACACGTCGCGCACGACGAGGTACGCGAGCGCGACCAGGCCGAACGGCGCAAGCAGACCGCAGGTGATTACGAGTCTCAGATCGGAGTCCGCCGCGGCTGCTCTGATTTCCTGATAGAACCATTCGAAGAAGCGTTCCGCCATCGCTTTAACTGTTCGACGACTTCGCGATGCTGCGTCTCGGCTTCCGCCCACGTCGAACAGCGGCGCTCGTCCGCCCCGCCGTCGCCGTCCGTGAAAACCATCGTTTCAAACAGAATCGGCGGACCCTTGCCGAAGCTGTGATCGAGCCCAAGGAACACGGTCGAAACGAGCGACGCGCCGACCTCATCGCGGGCTACGATGCGGTCCGCCGTCTCAAACCATATCGCCCACGTCTCCAGATTTGGCTCGGGTACGGGCGTCTGACCCACGAGAATGTATCGCCCGTTCATCGTTTCGCGCCCCGTTTCAGCAGTTCGTCGTACTTGCGGCGCAGCGCGTCGTATCGGTCGCGCATCCGCGCGTACAGGACGGCGAGCGTGACGCTCCACGCGAGCGAAAGCAGGAGGAAGGTATCAACCCGGCTGATGGGTTTCACTGAAGCTGAATACCTCTTGCGGCATCACCGTCATGGACCCGTTTTCACACATGTGAAATCTGACTTTGCCGGTCGATGACACGATCAGAAGCGTTGCGTTCGCGGCCATCTGAAGCAGCAGATGTTCGCCGTTCGGGAAAAGCACGCGGATCGTTTCTTCGTACTGTATTGACTCGGTGAACCGCTCGGGCAGGCGATCGGGGAAGCCGGTCATAGCGGATCGAGCCCCGCTTCGGTCATGTGCGCGATTGCGGCGTCGATCTCGCGTACCGTTCGGATCGCGCCCGCTTCGAGACGCAGCGCGGCGAGCCCTTCGGCGAAGTCTTCCGTTCCATGCGGCATCGCCTCCCACGCCGGCGACCCGATCCACTGAACGAGGTACGTCCGCATAATCGCAACGTCGCGCAGGGTCATCTCGCTCGGGCGCAGCAGGTACGTCTCGATAACGGGTTTCAGCTTGCCCGTCGTTTCATTCATCCAGAAGCCCGGCGCCTTAGCTGAAATGTGAGACGCCGACTCTTGCGAAGTCGAATTCATACGTGTGGACGACCAGTCTAAGTATCAACTGAAATGGCCGGACGCCGAACTTTCCCGCATCGCGAACCGCATCCAGCAGGACTATCGTAACGCGCTTTCGGACCATAACCGGCGCATCCAGCGGTGGCGCGATTACTACCGGCGCTGGAGGTCCATCGCGGAAGCGCCGGCGATGGGCGAAGAAGACGCCTCGAATTTCCCGCTCCCGTACTGCAAGTGGAATATCTGGACCAAATGGAGCAAGGAAATGGACGGGCTTTTCGGCGATGACGCCGAAATCGTCGCCGTCCCGGTCGGACCGTCCGACTACCGCACCGACAAGAAGATATCGAGATACATGACGTGGCGGGTGTTCAACAGCATGAAGCTGCTGAACCCGTTCTGCGAATTCGTCCTGCGGAAACTGATTTTCGGCAAGTCGATCGCGTACGCGCCGTGGCGCGTCGATAAGTACGAGGTCAAGGGCAAGGAGATCACCGACTACGAGGGCGCGGACTTTCAACCGCTCTGGCCTGACGACTTTATCGCGCCCGCGGAAGAAGTAAAGACGCTCCACGAGTTTTCGTTCGTGATCCGGCGCGTGCGCGTCCGCCCGGACGACCTCCTCCAGGGCGAAGCGGACGGGCTCTACCAGAACATCACCCCCAATTGGGAGCGCATCGTTACGTACGCGCAGCAGGGCACGATGCGCGACACCGAAGGCGAAGAAATCCGCCGCGAGAAGGACGACGCCGAAGGCATCGTTTACGAACGCCCGCAAAGCTCGGGCGAATGGGTGCTCGTTCTCGAATGGTACGGACGCTGGCGACCGCTCAAAGCGAAGAAGTCGGACGCCTCGCAGTGGGACTTCAAAGCGCGCGAGATGCGCGAGCAGGAATTCGTCGTCCGCTATCTCTGGGATCTTCACATCGTTATCGGCGTGCAGGCGCTCGGCGACCTCTACCCGACCATGAAACACCGCCGTCCGTTCGTCGAAACGTCGATGTGTAAAGACGGCACCTACTGGAGCCCCGGCATGTGCGAAATGCTGATCGACCTCGAAGACGAACTCGCGGCCAATCACAACCTCGCGACCGAAGGCGGACAGATGGCGATGAATCCGCCGATCGGCTACCGCCCCGCGGCCGGCGTCACGCCCGACACGATACGGCTCGAACCGGGCCTCGCGATCCCGCTCGACAACCCGCAGACCGACATAAGGGAAATCAAGATCACCACTTCGCTTGATCTGGCGACGTGGAAGGAACAGACGGTACTCGCCTACGGGGAGAAGCTGACGGGCTTATCCGACTTGCAGATGGGCCGGCAGAGCGATCGCCCGAACGCGCCGCGGACCGCGACGCAGACGGTGAAGCTGCTCGAAGAAGGCAACGTACGTATCTCGCTCGACACGAAGGTGCTCCGCGAGGATATGTCCGCCGTCCTGACGCACATCTGGGAACTCGAATATATGTTTTCGTCGCCGGAAACGTTCTTCCGCGTGACCGAAGAAGACGCGGACGGCGCATTTCCGACCGCACAGGGCGGCTCGGTCCTCACGCTCGAAGACCGCGACGGGCGTTACGACTTCCGCCTCGAATTCGCTTCGAGCGTCTGGTCGAAGGAGGTCAAGAAGGAACAGGCGCTCGCGCGCTACCAGCTCGATTTGCAGAACCCGCTTATCGTGCAGAACCCGCGGGCGCTCTGGTCAACGACGCGCGACGCGCATGAGGCGTTAGGCGATCCGAACTTCGCCGATCTCGTTCCCGAACCGCCCGCGCCCGATATTCCGGTGGATCCGAAAGTCGAATGGACCCGGATGCTGCAGGGCGAAACGGTGCTCGTGAACCCGCTCGATAACGACGAACTGCACATGGTTCGCCACGCGCAGGACTTCGGACGCGCGCAGGCGGACCCGAAGACCGACCGCGATTCGATCATGGCGCTCCACGCGCACTATCTCGCGCATCAGGCGCAACTCATTCAGAAGAAGACGCAGCAGGCGCTCGTCGAACAGGCGGTACAGGCCGCGGCGACCGGGCAACCGATCGGGATGCCGCATGGACTTTGGGGCAACCCGCCGACGCAGCCCGCGGGCAACCCGCTCGCGACCGGGCCGAACATTTACTCGGGGCACCCTGAGAACCTCCACGGCGCTTCGTAATGCAGAGTGGCAGTTACTACGATCGGGAGTCGGCGCAGCATATCGACGGTTCGCTCATCTTCAAGACCCGCGAAGACCGCGAATCTGAGGCGTTCGTGGCGCGCGAGATCAGCGAAGCGTGGAAGTGCGAACTTCTGAGCTTCGGCGATCTGTGCCCGATCGACTGGTACGCCGTCCGCGACGGGCGGTTTGTCGGCGTGATCGAACTCAAGACGCGATCGCACGCGCGGAACAGATACCCGACCACGTTTCTGAATATGCGTAAATGGCTCGCTCTGACGATGGCAGAGCAATGGACCGGCGCGCCGGCGATTCTCGCCGTCCGCTTCACTGACGGGGTGTATTGGGCGCCGATTTCCCGGCTGAAGGCCCCTCTCACGGTGCGGGTGGGCGGCTGCACGCACATCGTTAAATCGCGCAGCGACGTTGAGCCACAGGTCGAAGTGCCGATAGAGGCGTTAAGGCCGCTCAGGAAGGAGACAGATGCCGAAATTTCTCGAAGACAAGCTGAAGAAGGAATACCCGAACAACCCCTCGGCGGTGTACGGAACGATGAACAAGCTCGGCTATATGAGGGGCAACCAGGAGACGGCGGCGGGGCGCGCGGCGGAAGCGAAGCATAAGCGCGATCAGTCGCCCGTCACGGTTCGCGGGCGTCGCCGGTAGGCGTCAATTTTAAATTGACATGGGCGGCTTCGGCTCGGGGCTCCACAAGAGCAAACGCGGGCGTACCGCGACGCTCGTACCGTGTCCGTACTGCGGCGAGACGGTCCCGCTCGCGCAGGCAGGCAGGAAAGGGCACGCGGGATGTACGCGCGTAAGGCGGCGTCTGCCGTCACGACGCCGGCAGAAACGTCCGAAAGAGGAGATCGCCGCGGGCCTCGTGCGCGGGGAACACGGCGAAATGATTCTCCCGCTCACGCGCGAACAGATAGCCGAACGTATCGGGGCGATGAGCGCGGGAGCGTTCGGGCGCATGGCGCGGCGTCTGATTCTCAGGCGCAGGGCAAAATCTAAAGAACTGAGGCGCGCAGGATGATGGCAATAATCACGGTCACGTACGGGGCGCACGCGCCCGTAACGATCACGACGGGCGGGGCGGTCGCGATCACAATTGACGCGAACGACATCAAGGTGCGGCACGACGGGAAAGTAGACGTTTTCCCGACCGAAGCAACGCAGGGGCTCGTAAGCGTTGTCCTGCCGAAGTAGCGCAGTGACGATTTACGCTCTGCAACATGCCTCTGCGGGGGTACTCTTGACTCATGCCCGACGATACGCCGATCGGTAAACTGCCCGTCGATTTCACGCGGGCGCGCGGCCTCAGCACCGAAGTCGCCAAAGCGATCGACGACGCCTTCGAGTACCACGAATGGGATGCGATGCAGGCCCTACACGGCGCGGAGATCCGTAAGGCGCTCGCGAACGCCGTTAAGGTGATCGTTACGAACGCCCCGCCGTGTCCCGATCGCTCGGCCGCAATCCGCAAGATCCGCGAGGCGCGCATGGACGCAAACTCGGCGATTACGCATGGCGGGAAATACTAGCGCAGGGCCGAAGATCGTAACGAGCGAACGGCTCGACGGGATCGACCGCGAGAACTTCGCGGAAATGATCTCCTCGCCGTCGTTCGCGATCCTCTACAAACGCTACGTGGACGAACTTGTTCGCACGTCGAAGCTGTGTGAGACGCTGACGGACCCGCCCGAACTCTACCGGGCGCAGGGCCGCGTACAGGCGCTCCGCATGGCGACGACGCTCCCGCAGAAGCTCCTCGAAGAAATGCAGCAGCCGAAACGCTGACCCCCGTACCCGTCGAATACGACGGCGTATGGACTTTATTCAGGTCGCAGGCGGCACGACCGCCCTCAATCTCTCCCGCATCGACTCGGCGCGCCTCCTCCCCGATGGCGGACTCGCCCTCTCGATCGGACCGAACGCCTTCCATCTCGAACCCGGCGACGAAACAGACGCCGTTATCAAGCACTTCGGTCTGAAGACGAAGGCCGAAAGAGACGCCGAACACGAGAAGCGCGAAAAGAAGGCCGAAAAAGACGCCGAACACAACGACGCGAACAAGCCCGCTCTAAAGAAGTGACCGGGATTGTTGCAGCCGTCCGCTGCAACTTCTGTTCGCGCGCGCTCCCGGCGTGGCGCACGCATCGTTTCGGACGGGACGACCGGCCGGCGCAGACCGTTTGCGACGACTGCCTCGACTGGCACATGCGCGCGCTCGAACTGCTCGCGGGGCGCGCGATTCCTCCCTGTCAGAACTGCGGCAAAGAAATTTCGCACGACGGTCTGACAACTGGCGAAAAGCGTTACGTCGTGCCACGAGACGGGATTTACCAGGTGCTGTGTGCGGCGTGCGTTCGGCCTTACGTCGAAAAGCGCGGCGACCTCTACCGCGGGACCGCCTTCGGCGCGGCGTTGAAACTATGACGCCATCAGCTCCTATCGAAGAACAGCCGCAGGGCGCCGGTACTTCTCCTCCGGCGCCTGCCGCGGACCCCGCAGAACTCGCCCGCCAGATCGCCGACCTCAAAGAACAGGTCGCGGAAAACCAGCGCACCGCGCAGTATTGGGCCGAACGCGCCCGCGCGACCGCTCCCGAACCGGCGCACGTCCGCGTCGAACCGGAACCCGAAGAAGACGACACCGACGTACTCGAAGCCATCACGACCGAAGGTACGAAGGGCTTCGACCGGCTCGCCGAAAAACGCGGCTTCGTCAAAAAGGCGGATGTCGCGGCCATGATCGAAGCGCGGGCGACCTCGCTTACGAAGGAACAGGAACTCATCGAGAGATACCCCGACCTTCGCCAGAAAAACTCGGACTTTTTTAAGGCAACGGCGGCGCATTACGGCGAATTGGTTAAAAGCGGCACGCCCGCGGTTCTCGCAATGGAACTTGCATCTGAAAAAGCCGAACTCGATTTCATGCGCTCGGGAAAGTTGAAACCCGAAGCGCCCAAGGACGACGGCGACCGGCGCACGCGCGCCGCGGCTGCATCGGGCGCGCCATCGCGCAGGCCTGCGGCGAACGAACCGGACGACGACGAACTCTCGCCCGATCAGAAGCGCATCGCGGCGGCGATGGGCATTTCAGAAGAAGCCTACCTGAAGCGCGCGAAAGCCGGCGTCAACGTGGGCGGACGACCCGGAGCGAGGCGCTAGATGTCCGTTAAGCGCAAGGTGAAAGTTCCCGACCCGGCAGAACTCGCGAATAAGCGCGTTCTCGCGGACATCAAAGCGCGCGACGAAGCGAAGAAGCACGAACAGGCGCTCGCGGCCGACCTCGGGCTCAATCTCAAGCCCCCGTTACCGGAAGCGGCGACCGCGGCGGAATTTCTCGCGGACGAATTCGAGCGCAGGGCGTTCGGCGATCAGGTCCCGACCTACACGCGCGTGCTCTACGGTCCCGACCCGCTTCTGACATCGTGCCCCGCGATGAAAGCGGCGATCGAGAAGGTCGGACTCGAAGAATACGCGAACGCGACCGCCGAAGCGATTCTGCTCAAAGAGTCAAAAGCCGTGACCGATCCGGTCATGCAGCGCGGGCTCATGGCGGCGATCGCGAAATTCGGCAAGGCCGAAGTAGCGCGGGCGTTCAAAGAGCGCATTCTGAAAATCCCCGTCCGTACCGTCGAAGTCGAAGCCGACCGCGAAGACCCGCTCATATTCAGCCGTCCGCTTGAGGAGGCCGTCGAACGTTACGGTTCGCCCGGCATGGCGCCGAAGTTCCTTTCAGAGCGTTGCATCGCCGTCCTCGGGCTCCGCGGCTACCGCATCGTGACGGACGAGCGCGGCGACCCGGTGAAAGTCGGAACGCTGCTTATGGGCGAAATTCCGATTGCGATGGCGGAACGGCGTCGCCGGCATTGGGCCGAACAGTCCAACGAACTCATGGAGTCGATGGAAGACGATTACCGCCAGTCGGTCGAATCGGAAGTGAAAAACGCGGGCCGCGGCTTCGCTTCGATCCTCACTCCGGGCGAAACGGTGCGATCGCAGGCGGCGGGCGATTTCCCCGACGACCCCGTTCTTACCGAAAGTTATCTGAACCGGAGCAGGGAAACCGGCTTCCGCGTCGAAAGAGGTTAGTACATGGCGAACCCAAATAATCCGTTCGGCTTCCGTCCCGTCATCCGTTCGGGCGGCGCGCCGTTCAGCGTCTCCGAATACGCCAAGGCGCTCGCTGACCCGACGCCGATTTTCGCGTTTGACATGGTGGGGCACATCACAGGCGGCGTTGCTCCCCCCCTGCCTGAGAACCCGGCGTACACGCTCTCGCGCATCCAGGCGGGCTCGCTTCTGACGCCCGGTACGTCGCTCTGGCTCGGGCCGTCGCTCACTTTCGGCGCGGCATCGAAGGCGACCATACATCCGGTCTGCGATGAAGTCGATATCGTGATGATCGCGCAGTGTTCGGGCGCGGTCGCGATTACGAACGCCGCGCACGCGAACCTCAACGCGAACATCCTCAACACGGCGGGAAGCCTGCTCACGAAGCAGAGCGCGCACCAGGTCAACTCGGCGGGCATCGCCGTCACCGCGGGCCTCGACCTCCGCATCCTCAATGTCGCGATGATTTCGCCGAACGTCGAAGGCGCGAACGCCATCGTCGAAGTGACGATCGCTAAACACACCTTCGGACAGGGCGCAGCCGGAAGCTAGGAGCCATTTCAAATGTTCATCAGAACGCTTTACCCGGATCTGTACCTCGAATCAATGCTGCCCGCAATCGACGAGGTTGTGCAGACCAAATACGCGAGATTCCCCGAAGAATTTTCGGAAGTCTTTCGCATGGAAACGTCTTCGCGCGGCATCGAGCAGACGACCGAAATTACGGGCTTTGCTCAGATGGCCGTCGTCCCCGAAGGCGAGAACACACGCTATGACGAGGCCTTGCCCGCGTTCAATAAAACCTACAACCACGCGCAGTATTCGCTCGGGTTCCGGGTTACGCGCGTGGCGATGGACGACGACAAATTCGGCGTCGTGCGTAAGCTCTCGACCGAACTCGGCCGAAGCGCGTCTGAGACGAAGGAAGTCACCGCGGCGTCGGTGTTCAACAACGGCTTTCTGGTCGCCAACGGTCCCGATGGCGTCCCGCTGTTCTCGCTCGCGCATCCTCTCGTCGGCGGCGGCGTACAGGCGAACATGCTCTCGTATCCGTCCGATCCCGATGTGACCTCGATGCAGCTTGCGCTGACCGGGATGCGAACGGCAGTCGATCACAGAGGGAAGCGCCAGCGCATTCCGCCCCGTAAAGCGATCTTCCCGCCACAGCTCGAATTCGTGGGCGCGGAACTGCTCGGCGGGCCCGATCGCCCGGACACGGCGAACCGCGCGATCAACGCTTTTCGCCGGCGCTCGGGGATGCCGTCGTTCGATACCTGGATCGTCTGGGACTATCTCAGCGACCCGCACGCCTGGTTCCTCGAAGCCGATCAGGAAGACACCGAACTCCGATTTTACTGGCGGGAAAAGTTCAACACGGTGCACGATCTGGACTTCGACAGTCGTAGTACGAAGACGGCGGGCTGGATGCGGTTCTCGTGCGGCTTCAACGGCTTCTACGGCGTGTTCGCAGTCCCAAGCTCCTAAACGGCTATGCCAGCAATCACCAGATTTACCGGGCTCGTCGTGGCCGTTCCGGGCGGCGGCTCGAAGGGCCATTCAGCCTTCAAAAACATCAGCCCGCAGGTCGGAATCGACATTCAGATTCCCACTAATCAGACGTTGCCCGCTCTCCAGATTTCGCAGCCTGACGGGACGGTGATCTATACGCTCGGTCCCGCGGCTCCGCTCGCGGCCTCGGGCGCGCTTCCGACGACGGGCGGCTCGTACGTCATCACGAAGACGGGCGCGGCGGCGGCGCTCACGCTCGCAGCTCCGACCGCGAACGGCGCGACGCTCACGATCACATCGCAGACCGGCTTCGCGCACACGATCACGACGGCGGGCCTGCTCAGAACGGGCGCTGCTCCGTCGAACGTCGCGACCTTCGCCGCTTTCCCCGGCGCGAGCCTTACGCTGTTCTCGGCGAACGGCTTCTGGAACGTGATCTCACAGAACGGCGTAACGTTTACGTAAACCGATGTCCGCGCCGCTCAAGGTTATCCCGGTCACGATTCCCGCAGGCCAGTCGCTCTCTAACGGCGCGCTCGTGGGCGACTACCGGATTTCAGGCCTCCAGTTCCCGCCAGTGTGGGCGGCGGGCGGTATCTCGTGGCAGGCCTCGCTTGACGACGGCGCAACGTGGGTAGAAGTCACCGACGCGACCGGCGCGCCGATCGCGTACCCGACCGCGGGCGCAGCCAACACGTATTTCCTGCTCGACTCGACGAAATTCGTGGGGCTCACGCTCGTCCGAATCCGCTCGGGCACGCTCGCGGCTCCGGTCAATCAGGGCGCCAACTGCGTTCTGCGGCTCGCCTGCGCGAAACTCAACCCGCTCTATTGACGCATGTAGGCGAGGATTGCTTCGATTTCTTCGGGCGTCGCGTCTCGCTTCAGCACGTTGCAGCGATAGCAAATAACCCGAACGTTACCGTCTGTGTAGCCTTTGGTGTTGTCGCGCCGATCGAGAGAGGGAGAAAGAGGGCTCGGTCGCTTCAGGTTGCGCCGGACATAATCAAGTGTCTTGTTACAACAGGCGCACTCTGCCGGAAATGCCTTCCTGATCGCGTGTAGTCCGTCGCACTCCAGTCCAAGTCGCTTTGCCCTCACACGCGCGCCGCGAATCAGAATCGTCATACGGTTGGCGGGGTTCGCCTCGTACTGGCGGGTGTTCTCGGCCATCTGGGGCTTTCGGCCCTGGTAATACTTTTTCAATTTCTCGGCATTTTTCGCCCGATACTCGCGTTGCCGTTCGGCCATCGCTTCGCGATTCGCCTCGTGCCACTTTTTGTTGGTTTCGCGGACTCTTTCGGGATTTGCTTTTCGGTACGCCGCTGATGCCGCCCGCTGCTGTTCAGCGTGCGCGGCGTAGTAGGCGGCGCTGTGTTCCCGCTGTTTTTGGGGATCGCGCCTTTCGTATTGAGCCCGGATCTTCTCCGGATTCGCCTGCTTCCACTTCTGGTCTTTCCTGCGATCCGTTTCGCGGGCTTTTTCCGGATTGGCCTCGCGCCACCGTTTGTCGCTCGCCTTCCGTTTTTCGCGGAACGCGGCAGGATCTTCCGCTATGCGTCGCGCCCTGCGTTTCCGCTCGGCTTCGACCTTCTTTTGTTTCCTGATGGCTTCCGGGCTAGACTCTGATGCAGCCATGCGTTCTGTTTCTCCAGATCGTGTGGTTAGGGCCGTGACGATGCTTCAACATCGGCGCGGTCCGCACCTTCAATTGTGCCGTTTTGTGAGTGCGCGGAACAAGTACGGGCGTACCGGAGGTCCGCTGTCGAATAGACGGGTATGAGCACCTGGGGCCAGTTGAGGATGAGGCTGCAAGTTTCGTTCCCCGCCTTGCCTCTCGACCTTCTTGACGAATTTTTGGTTGGTCGTTACACTTCCGTCCTCTCGGCAACCGACTGGTACGGCCTCAAGGCGCACGCGACCATTCAGACGCTCGCGGCGTACCAGTCGCTCACGACCGAATCCGTGACGCTGCAGGTCGGCTCGGCGTCGGTCGCCGGCGTCGGTACGAACTGGACCGCGGCGGTTGTCGGTCTGAACTTCTATAAACCCGGCGACAACGTTGTTTACACCGTTCAGGGCTTCATATCGCCCGTTCAGATCACGCTCGACCGTCCGTACGAAGGCATCTCGGGCAACGCTCCGGGCACGCCGTACGCGGGCGCGCCGTACGTTCTCATGCAGGACGTTTACCCGCTTCCCGACGACGCCCGCACGCCCGTAACGATCATCAACCCGGTTAACGGAAAACCGTTGCAGGAGTTTACGAAACAGGGCCTCGATATTTCAGCCGGAACGCGGGCCGCGATCGGGGATGTGTGGAGCTTCGCGATCGTGGGCGATACGACCGAAGACGCGCCCCCCGTTCTCCATCAGATCCGGTTCTATCCGGCTCCGCAGTTCTCGCGCGGCTTCCAGCTCGAATATCACCGCGACCCGAACATCTTCACCGGCCAGAACACCTCCGCGTCGCCCCTCCCGTTCGTGACGGACCTCGTTCTGACGGCGGGCGCACGCGCGGACGCCGCGACGCATCTCGGGATGATTTCGGCGGCGAAGTACGAAGCGGACTTCGAAAAGGAACTGTCGCGAATGCTTTTGGTCGAACATGCTGAACGGCGAAAAAAAGTCGCCTTCCGCATGGCGCCAAGGTTTACAAGACACCGATTGGCGCGCGTCGATCGCGCCCGCGGCCGTGGTTGGGGAAGCGGTCAGGGCGGTCCGTCCTAGCCATGAACTTCGGGACGATGCAGGCGATCGTGAGCCAGCGGCTCGCCGAAGGCGCGGGCGCGCTGTTCTACCCGGCTTCGGAGATTAACGCGGGGCTGAACGAAGCGCAGCGCGTCTTTGTCCTGCTCACGCTCTGCATTGAAAAAACCGCTCCGTGGACGATTCCCGCAGATACGACGTTTACGCACATGCTGACGGTCTTCCCCGACTGGATTGCGCCGCTGCGTCTGGTTGACGCGGACGGCGGCAAGATCCGCCCGTCGCGCCTGAGCGACCTGTGGGCGCTCGATTCGCAATGGCCGGGAGCGAAGGGCGCGCCTGAGCGTTACGCCGCGATGGGCTCGGATCTGCTCGCGCTTTACCGGACGCCGCAGGGACCAACGCCGGTCACCGTACAGTACGCGGCGGCTCCCGCCACGATGAGCGCACCGATCGACGTTCCGGGCATTCCCCTCCAGTTTCACGAACTGCTCGTGAAGTACGCGATTCCCCGCACGCGCATGGTCGAAGGCGGCGCGGAATTCACGAAGACGCTCCCGCTCGATGCCGAATTCATGGCGGCTGCGTCCGACTACGCAAAATACGTTCGCGCCCGGAACGTCGCGGCAGGCTACGACACGCTCCCGCCTGAGATCGAAGGGTTCGACCTCTCGCACGCAAGGAGGGCGAAGTAGTGGCGCTCGACGTGGCGAACTGTATACCGGATACCTGGTTCCGGCTCGGCTTCTCGAATCTTGCCGATATGAGCGCGGCGAATACGTGGATCCAGACGTCCGAACTCTATCAGTGGGCGGACGACTTCATGAAGGCGCTCGGCCGTACGACTGCCGTATTTCTCACGTACGACGCCTCTGTGAACGTCACGCCGGGTACGGCTGCGTATTTCCTCCCCGCGGGGCACGTCTTCACAGAGGGCGCGTGGCTCGTTTATCTCTGGTCCGGGGTTCAGGCTCTCAGACTGACGACCACGCAGGAGCTTTACGCGCTCGACGCGACATGGCCGGCTACGCAGGGATCGCCCGAACGCCTCTCGCTCGACGCGGGCGACGTTCTGACGTGCGTGCTCTACCCGAATCCCGTCTCGAAATCCGTTCTCTGGCTGATCCTCGAACTCTTACCGGCTCCGGTAGTGCTCGGAGCTTCGGTTCTCCCCTGTTCCCCGATCCTGACTGATGCGTTCACGTACGCGATGATCGCGGGCGCGCTCTCGAAAGAGTCGGACAACGCAAAGCCCGAAGTAGCGGCGCACGCCGCTAACAAACTACGGCTGTACGCCGAAGTCGCGAAGAAGCTCTGGGGGCCGCGCTGATGGGTTACGAACGGCAAAAACTCCAGATGCTCGGCGGCGGCTTCAACATGCTGCCTCCGGGCGATAAAGTCCCCGTCACCGACTATCTGCTCGCGCAGAATTTCAGGACGGACGCGCTCGGGCGTCTCGTCTCGCGCGCCGGATATCCGCAGGTCTTTCAGCAGACGGGCATCGCGATCGCGCATTCGGCGGCGGCGATGGGCGCGGGCGGTCCCTACTACGTGGCGGGCAATACTACGGCCGATCTGACGGGCGTGGGATGGCTCTATTACAACGGTCAGCCGATCGCGAGCGGGTTCGACGCGCACCGTGTCGGATTCGCTGCGCAAAACGGCTTTATGTGGGTGATGAACCGCGGTAAACAGGGGCGGCATACGCCCGGTTCGCAGTTCGAGACCTGGACCCTCACCCCGCCCCCCGCGTCGCCGACCGCCGCGGCGACCGGGCTCCCGTTAACTTCGGGAAACGCCACGTACACGTACAACCGGGTGGGCGACCCGACTTACATCCACTACCTCTCGATCAACGGAACTTCCTACCAGTTCGCGGAAGACGGCTACGGCGCCGCGCAGATTCCGCTTCTGCTCTCGATCCTCGCGAAAAACGACCCGAACGCGACCGTTCAGTACGACGGCACGAGTCAGAATCTCGTGATTACGCCGATCGCGCCGAACACGCTCGTTACGGTCACAGGCTCGGACGGCAACCCCGCGAAGAACCTCGCGAACGGCGCAATAACGGCGCTTCCGACCGGCACCTATGTTTTCTATCTCACCTATCAGAGCTTCGATTCGACGCTCGAATCGAACCCGTCTCCCCCCTCGAATCCCGTTACGGTCAACGGTCAGGCGATTCTCGTCACGTTCCCGACCGCGCCCGCGCCGGGAGATCAGCCGCAGGACGGGCGCGTAAATTTCATCAACATCTACGTGATCGGCGGCACGATGCAGAGCGCGTACCGCGCGGGACAGGTGGTTGCGACGAATACGGGGTGGACGACTTCGTTCGTTTACGCGCAGGACGACGCGAGCGTAATCGAGAACGGCGTCGTAATGCCGACTGACAACGACCTCCCGCCCGCGGCGGCGGGCGTCATCGGGCCGCACTTCTCGCGGCTCTACGCATGGTCAACAGCCCTCAACAGGAACCGGCTTTTCTGGACTAACCCCGGAGAACCGCAGTACTGGCCGGGAGCGAACGACCCGCAGATCGGCAATTGGGTGGACGTGGGGCTCGACGACGAAGACATTCTCTGGTGTTCGATCCACGCGAACCTGATTATTCTCTACAAACAGCGTTCGGTCTGGATGCTGATAGGCTCCGATCCCTCGACGGCGACGCTCGAACAGGTTTACGACGGGCTCGGGCTCGTCAATCAGTGGGCGCTCGCGCCCGCAGGCCAGGTCGATTACTTCGTCGCGCCGAACGGCCTCTGTCTGTTCGACATGAGCCAGGTACATGAGATATCGGGCAACGTTCAGCCGCTGTTCAACACGTCGATCGTGAATTCGGGACCACTCACGCCTCCGGGCAACATTCTGGCGGGACCGTCCGTTATCGCGGGCTCGATCTCGTCCTACGCCGTCTCGCTCGGCCATGCGCTCGGGCGGCTGTTCATCTCCTACGGCGAAAACGGCTCGACGGGCGTTAAGTACGTGACGCTCGTATTCGACGAAGGACCGGAACCGGAACGGCAGGCCTACTTACAGCCGCGCTCGGGGCGATGGTTTTACGAACGGCAGTCGATCGCCGGCCTCAACGGATTTTACGGCTTCTTCTTCGACGGTACGCAGATGATCGGGCTCACTGGCGGCACCATCGCGACCGGGCTCGGCCTTGCGGACTTCCGCGGCTTTCTGACGGAGGACGTTACAACCGTTCCGATCGAATGCGTCTACGGCTCGCACTACGAAGACTGCGGGCAACCGGACAACGACAAGCAATGGTTAGAAGTTGTTATCGACTACGAATACGTCGCCGGAACGCCGGCTGACGTGTACGCGGCATTCAACACCGGAAAGATCGCGCCGCTCAAGTTGGGCACGCTCGCGACAGGCGCGCGTCAGTCGGCGAGTTTCTCGCCGGGCGCGCTCACAGGCGGGGCGGACGGCGCATTTCTCGCGCGGAATATGGCGGTCTTCATCGACGCCATGACGACCGGCAAGCTGACAATTCATAACGTGTACCTGTTCTTCTACGTCGAAGCGCGGGTAGCCCTCATCGCCTCGACGATCCCGACCGATCTCGGCGTCGGAAAAATCAAGCAGGCGAAGGAACTCGAACTCGACATCGACACGTCGGCGAGCGCGGGCAATGCGATCGCAACCATCGTGAGCGACCTTCCCGGCAACCAGCTCGCGATTCGTCAGACGATCAACGTGCAGACGCCCGGACGCGCCATCATGAAATACCCCTTCGCCGTTCAGGAGGGGCTCTTGTGGCAAGTACTCCTCGGCGGGCCTCCGCGCTTCCGGCTCTATTCGGCGCGGCTGCTGATGCGAGTACTCGGCACGTCGGTAGAAGCCTACGAAGGCGCGGCGGGCTTCGTCTGGGATTCGATGGAACAGAATCTCGGCGATCCGATCGCGGTCAAACGGGCGCGGGAAATTTCGCTCAAAATCGACTTTAACGGCGCGCTCACGGTGAATCTGCTTACGGACCTTCCGGGCAACGCGCAGACGGTTCGTTTCACGACGACGATCAACTCGTCTCAGAGCGGCGCGCGCGTGTTCATGATCCCGCTGCCGCAGGGCGCGAACAATTCCGTCGAAGGACGCATCTACCGGCTGAAGCTCTCGGCCTCGGTGCGCTTCACGCTCTACGGCGCGGCGATCGACGCGCGGGCGGTCGGCATCTACGTCGAAGCCTACGAAGCGACGGGCGGCGCGGTGTGGGACTCAACCGCGATCGACTTCGGCGACGCGGACACGAAGACTTTCGACGAGCTTCGCTTCGAGATGGAAACGGACGCCGGCGCAACGGCGACCGCGACGCTTTACACCGATCTCCCCGGTGAAGCCGCGGCGGTGCGCGGGACGTACACACTCGCGACCGGCACGACGGGGCGCGCGTGGATTACGGCGCCGCTGCCGGCGAACATCGAAGGACGTTCGGCGCGCGTGCTGATCTCCTCGGGTACGGGCTTCCGTCTCTATACGGCAGAGGCGCGATGGTTCCGCGTGGGCCGCTATCTGTGCGCGACGACGCCATCGGGCAATGATGCGTTTACGACGCTCGCGTTCGACTTCGAAAGCGAACGGATCAAAATGTATAAGCGCCTGGAGGTGGATATCTGGGCCGACAACACCGTTTCGATCACCGTAATAACCGATCAGGGCGGCACGCTTCAGACGGTCTACAACCCGCAGGCGACCACCAACGGACGGCAGACGGTGTTGATTACGTTTCCTCCCGGCGTGCGCGGGCGGCTGCTCCGCGTCTCGGTCGCGAGCGCGGCGAACGGACCCTACGCGGCGCGGATTTATCACATACGCGCATGGTCCCGGCCTCTCACCGAACCGGAGGGCGGCTGGAAATGGGAAGTCTACCCGCTCGAAGCGAGCGACGTGCTTCCGGCATGGCATCGGTTCCCGGTCGCGGAAACGCCCGCGGTCTGGACCTGGACGCCGGTGCTCTCGGTCGAACCGACGCCCGATACGTGGGAGTGGGTGCCGGTCGACCTCTCTGTTTCGGGGTAAACGATGTCTGAACTCGCGCCGTTGCCGCAGGGCGTTGGTGGATCCGGGGCGCGCGATCTCGTAAACGCGATCAACGACCGGCTGCGCCGCATCGGGACGGGAATCCAGCAGGTTACGAAGGTCGCCGCGGCCGCGCCTCCCCCCGTTGCAGCTCGCGCGGGCCTGAACGCGATCACCGTGTCGACGACGCCGTACAACCTCGCGACGGACGACGACATAATCGTGCTCGTCTCGGGCGCAAGCGTTCTGAAGTTTCCGCAGTTCTCAACGATTCCGCTCAGACACGTTTATTCGTTTGTGAATCACTCGGGCGTCGACTGCACGCTGACGACGACCGCGGGCGACACGATCGCAAACGTCGCCTCGTTCGTCATCCCCTACGGCGCCGCTTACGAGATTGTGCCGAACACGTGAGCAACGCTCAGATAATTTCGCACGCGACCGTGAGCGTGAAGGGCGATATCGCCTCCTTCGACGGTCAGAATCCGCGCTCGCTGCCGGTGGGTGCGGACTTCGGGTTTCTCATCTCGCATTCGTCGTTCCCGTTCGGGATCGGCTATTTCGCGAAGGGACCCGCGGGCTTGTGGCTCATGGCGGATTCGACCGCGCCCTACGGCATCCGCTGGACGAACACGCTGCCAGCGGGATTTCCGGGCGCTCCAGGACCGGCAGGGCCGGCAGGCGCGACCGGACCGGCAGGAACGCCGGGAACGCCCGGAGGACCAGGCAGTACGCCCGGACCGACCGGACCGGCAGGGGCGCCGGGAACGGCAGGAGCGCCCGGACCGCAGGGACCTCCAAGCATCGTCACAGGACCGACCGGCACGCCGGGAACGGTCGGACCGCCCGGACCGCAGGGTTTTCCCGGTAATCAGGGGCCGACAGGTAATCCGGGGCTCGTTCCGGGCGGCAGAGGGCCGATCGGCGCGCCGGGGCCGACAGGTCCGTTCGGACCGGCAGGCGCAAGCCCGGTCGGGCCTGCCGGTAATCAGGGAGCGCAGGGACCGCAGGGAATCCAGGGGCTTCAGGGAGTGGGCGGGCCTGGTGGCGACGGCGGCGCGGGCGGTCGCGGTGGTCCGTTCGGACCGGCAGGCGTAAGCGGAAACGGTAACGAGGGCGGCATGGGAGGGCCGGGAGGCTCGGGCGATCCGGGCGGTCCGGGCGGGGCTGGCGGCGCGGGCGGCGACGGCGCAGAGGGCGACAGCAACTTCGACATTGCGGGCGGCGGCGGCGCTCCCGGTGGCGACGGCGGCGCGGGCGGCGACAGTACGACAGGGGTAGGAGGTCCGGGCGGGCGCGGCGGTAACGGCGGGCGCGGCGGTGACGGTAACGCAGGCGGATTCTTCGCCGAAGGCGGCGACGGCGGCGGCGGCGGGCCTGGAGGGAGCGGAGTCGTGCCCGGACCGGCCGGCGCTCCAGGCGCACCCGGCGCTCACGGAGTCCCGAATTGAGCGACGCCAAGCTGATCGCGGCTTCGACCGTTTCCGTGAAGGGCGATATCGCCTCTTTCGACGGGCTCAATCCGCGGGCGCTTCCGGTGGGGCCGAACGGCTCGATCCTCGTACCGGATTCGTCGAAGCTGCTCGGGCTCAAGTGGCTCGTGCCCGGACCGGACGGCTATTTTCTCTCGCCGACGCCGACCGGCCTGCAATGGGTCGATGCCCGAACCCTGATTCCTCCCGGCGCGACGGGACCGG